TGCATGTGTATCAACTAGAACATTGGATACTTCACTTCCACCGATTGCTGTGAATTTTCCCTCAACTTGAAGTGTGTCCTCACTCTCATCCCACAGCATATATTTACCACTACTGTTACCGTAGAACAGAACATCATACCCATCAGTATTTGCCCCAACTGTAAGCCCACTATTGGATATAGTAGAAGTTTGAATACCTAAACCACCACCATTAAAATACGAATCACCAAGTGCCTTTAGACTTGCTTTGGTACTTCCACCGTCTTTGATACGCATGTATCCATCATTAGAACTTCCTTCAACAAAATCAAATAATCTATTAGAACCTGCATTGTCTCTAAAACTAATAAATGCTTGGTCAGTACCTATGTTGTTGGTTACTGTGAAAGTCTTTTCTGTATTAACCTCACTACCACCACTAGCCATTCCTATTCCGACATATCCTGTAGAGCCATCTATATGCATACGTTGTACGGTGCTACCAACAGTTCCAGAATAAAAAGCTATTGATGTCATCCCTGTTGTGCCATCACCTATAGCCCTAATAGCTGATGCTTCTCCTGTACCAGAGTCATCAGTTGTCACAAAAGAAATGCTACCTCCCTGTTGATTGTCTGTGAACTCTGTGTCTGGATTTTTAAGAGTTATAGTAGGCCCAGTTGTAGCTGTTTCTGTAATAGTCATACTACCTGTAACTGCAACATCGTCACCAACATATAGCTTCTTAGCTATACTTGCTCCACCCTCTGTTCTTAATGCTCCTGTATCTCCACTAGCGTCAGATGAATCAGTAGCATCTGTTATGTCTACTACTCCACTAAATGTACCTGTAGTACCAGCGATAGCTGCGAATGTTCCAGCAGCAGCACTACTAGCACCAATGGTTGTACCATCTATAGCACCACCACCAATATCAACTGTACCTGTAACAGTTAAGTTGTCATTGATTGTAGTCTCAGATGTTGAGTGTCCAATACTTATTGGTACGCCTGATGTAGCAGTACCTATAGTTATCCCATTAGATGTATTGGAGTTATCTATATTAAAAGTCGATGTACTGTCTAATGAAATATTAGAGCCATCAACAACTAACGTCCCATCTATATCTGTATTGTCTAGATTGGAAGTGCCATCTACAGCTAGGTCATCAGCTATAGTTACATTACCATCAGCGACATTGAGAGATGTTGCTCCATTAGTACCTGTAATAATTAGAACTTCTTCAGAAGCGTCCCATGTAAGATTGTCACCAGCAGTTCCAGAGTACAGAACAACATCGACTCCAGAACCATCTGTACCTCCAGTTATTGTTCCTGTAAACGTACCTGTTGTACCGCTTATAGGATTACCACTAAGCTGTACTGTTCCTGATAGGTTAGGGAATGTAATTGTTCTATCTGCTGTAGGGTCGGTGATGGCAAATGTAGTTTCATATCCATCAGAAGTACCACCCTCAAAGGTTAGAGGACTTGCTCCCTGTAACGTAGCCCCTACTGTTAAGGTATCAGCAGCAGCATCTCCAAGAACTAAGTTACCATTTAGTGTAGTAGTTCCTGTAACTGTTAATGCGTTACCTACTGTCAGGTTTCCTTTAACTGCTACAGTTCCATCGGTTACTGTAGAGTTAGGAGTAAATGTTACTTGGTCTACAAATGACCCCTGTGAAGCAGCATCGTTACCAAATGCCATTACTCCGTCAGTTCCTACATCTATAAGCCACTGGTCACTAGCATCGTCACCTTCATCAGCATACATATAGAGGCCAGCTATTGCCCCCTCGTTACCACGTATACTAAGTTTCTCAACATCTATCTCCGACAGGTGAATCTTGTCATCGAATTTATACCTACGTTTTGATGTACCTTTAACTATCTCAACGTCAAACTCACCGGGAGTTGCGTGAGAATAAGAATAATATCCACTTGAATTAGTAGTTATAGAACTTGCTTCACGTGCAGTAGAGGTAGAATTCTTATCATATATATGAATAGTGGCACCAGAGACAGCATCTCCAGCGTCATCATATACAAAGCCAGCAAAGTTAATTGTAGGTGCTGCCATTTATCTTCCTCCTAATCGAGATGTATCTTTAAAGTTAACAGCATCTCTGGTTGTTCCTATAGGGTCCTGTTCTAAATCATCCTCATCTACGAATATCAGGTGTATTCCCTGACCTGCTAACGATTGTCTTGCAAATATATCACGGGCTTTTGTTTCAGCCCCTAATTCATAGTGATAGTATACACCCTGCACGTTAACAGCTAAATTAGGTGGGTTATCAAACATGAAGTCAATAATAACTCCACCCTTGTCCAGCCTCCCTCCCATAAGTGGAGACTGATAAGTAAAGTCCTCATTGGGTATATAACCTAATTCTACAAGTGAAGAGTAAAATGCCCACTCAGGTTTAGAACCTGCCCATCCTTCTGGTGCTGGTGGTAATCCCTGTTGTGTAGTCATTATCCATCCAGTATTACTGCCCAGCAAACCTTGTCACCGTTAGAAGCAACGTCAACATAGAATGAACTGAACGGTACCGTACCACCTGCATCGGCAAAGTTAATTTCTATCTCGTTACCAGCTGATAACTCGTATCCATTGGTAGTAGTAACATCACTAACACCAAGATAAGAGATACCTGAGTTTGCAGCCAATGCTTTTACCTTGATGTATCTAACCTTATTAGTTGTATTAGATATCTGAACTTCAGTGCCTGAAGTAGATACAGTTGTAGTCCCGGCATCAAACTTCATGGTTCCACCAGTGTAATCCTAGATGAGCCACGTTCATCGTAGCCTGTATATTCAAGACCCGTAGCAGAAGCTACATCAACATAGTAATTTCTGTCTCCACCATCATCATCCCTGAATGTAAACTCTACAAGATTGGTGTTCTCTATAGCAGATACCAAGTTCTCCCGTAACTCCTTGGGACTGTTCCCCTTGTATTCACGGTTAAGGTCCACCTCTACAGTATGACCCCATTTAGCTTCCATCTTTTTCCTGTACTCTAATGTCATAGATATAACATCGGGGCTTTTCTTTTTAGCATCTGAATCATTCTCACGGGCTAGTGCTATCTTAAACTTAATAGCACTGAAATTTACACCAACAGGATTATCGTCATCATCTGTAAAAGTAAAAGTAGTTATTCCGTTACTGGTAATAGAAGAACCTAACTGTACTTCTGTTGTCCCGTAATCCTTATAGTAATAAAGAGTAACGGTTTCATTAGATGAACACCCTGATGTTTCAACTTTTAATCTAAGTGCTGTCTTGTCTACTTCTGATTGTTGTGCGTCAAACCATGGTGTTTCATGTGTAGCTGATAATGCGTATTCATAGTTACTTAACTGGGCAGGGTTGATGATATCAAAGGGAACCATCTGGTGGTAAACACTACCATCATATCCCCACCACAGCCTGTAGTCTCCCTGACCTGCATTAGTTACAAGTAGTTGGTCTACAGCTTTTGCTGCCGTACTTGCCTTCCACTTAGCTTCCCATCCTGTATCATTCCAAGCCAGTATTGAAGAATACCCTGTGTCGGCTTCTATAACGGCAGAACCGTGACCTATAGATTGCGTTGACCACTGGTATGCCACATCTGTACTTGCAACGCTCTCCGGGGCTGTGGTGGCATCTACAGCTGCGATAAGTTCTGTATGTGTCCCCACAAGTTTCTTGATAGTTCCCCTTCTATCAGAAGGAAGACCGTCATCACGGTCTGGTCCCATCACCGAAACAACAGCATGGATGTTTCCGTTAATGTATTTATATATCCCCAATCCACTTGGGCTGTATATAGAGTCACGCCATCTTACTGAACCAGAACCGTTATACTGGTGAAACGGTAAGGTAAACTGTGTTTCAACAAACCTGCCGTTGGCAGCGTCATGTGCATATAAACCTACCTGAGTAGAAGCATATAGTATCTGTTCACCTGATGAGTCACGACCTACGAAAAGGTCTGTAACATATCCAGCAGGAACAGGAAGTTTAGCATCGTCTACAGGAGTTCCGTTAATCGTAAGGTTGTACCAGAGTTGCCCATCGTTATCTATCCCCCACAATCTGTCATCCCATAACGCAAGAAACCTAGCAGCTTTTGATATTTCAGTGACTGTTGTTGCGTTAGCAAAATAAGCATACTTACTACCATCATCATCATACTGTGCTACTACAATGTAATCAGTACCACCCATCCTGACTGTAATAGAATCAGTTGGAGTGTAATCAAATTCATAAGCAGTACTGGAGTGTGTAACCCTAGTCCAATCATCAGATGCCTTAACATAGTAATAAGGTACTTTATCCCAGCTGGCATATACATTATTCCCAAGTTCTGCCAGCATGGTTATATCGCCAGTAATAACGGTAGAGCCACCAGTGATTTCTGTGGTTGTCTGGTTGGCTAGTGCAGGTAATACAAGGTGATGCCTGTATCGTAACTGGCATGTAGAATCCCATGCTCTATCAGCATCAGATGCCCCCTGCATCCTCTCAACACCTATACCACCACGCCAATCTGACCATGATATTACCGATGACCTTAACTGGCTGTCCTTTGTGGTATCTCCTATAACAACCTTGGCAGGGTATATAGAAGCTAATGTACTCTGTACTGGTCTGGTTACAGGATAATACGTACCGTTAAGGTATATCTCATTCTTAGTAATTACCTTGTTCGCCATTACTCAACGGCCCTTCCAGTAATAAGTAACGGGAACGCTCTCTTAGCCTGTTCAGCAAGACCAAGCCAGAAGGCTGCCTGTTGTCTGTTCTGGTCAGGGTCTGTAGATTGACCTCCCGAATTGGAAGCAAATGCTAACCCTGTTGCTCTTGCAATAATATACGAATCATCTATCTCTGTAGTGGCAGCATCACTTGTAAGTAACGCTGGTTTATCACCACCAGTTATCTTTAGTAATGAATACCCGGCCTCAAACTTACCGTCATCAGTAAGGATTAAGTCCCTTGCACTACGGTCTATTTTCCATAGATGTCGTGGGAATATCTGCCATATAGCAGTATCATTCTGTACAACCTTGATATCGTCTAATCTAATCTGGCAGGCTCCTAAATCAGCATCGTATTCTAATGCAATAGATATAATTGCTGTATCTAGTTCAGGTGTACTTAACTGCATCCTGACATATGTCCATGTGTCTGCAGTTAAAGCTGGAATCGATAATGTTTCTATTGGACTAGTAGAACCAGCAGAATCATCTAATAATATTTTTAGATTACCAGCAGATGTAGCTACTGTACTTTTAACCCAACACTCCAAGTAATCGTATTTAGAAATATCCTTACTTGTTATTGAATCACTAACTACATCTCCAGCAGATGCCCCATCAGCTATAACAAACTTAGCACTACCAGTACCCTGTTTCTTATCCTGAGTATCAACAGAGGTAGTAATATTTCCACCAGTACCAAATGCTGTATTACAACTATGGAGTCTGGTAAAGGAAACGCTACTCCTGTAGTACAGGTGATTGATGATAGATATATTACTGGGAATGTCATACCTGAGTGAATTACCATCAGCATGTAAGCTAACGTCTTCTACAGGGTCATAAGCCTGACCAGTAGTATCTATGATTGCCTGATTGATAAAGTCGTGAATAGCGTTAGGGTGATACCCCATCTCCCACAACTCATAAGTATCATTAGTGGCAGTAGAAGCAGAAGCAGCAGGAGATATAGTTATATCTGTAGAAGACTCTACAAAATCACTGACACGCCTGACTTCCCCATCATTAGTACCTGAGGTAAATACCACATTGTACCCATTGTAGTTATCGTTACCACCAATAAGAGTATTGTCTATCAGGGAAGTTGTATCACCATTACCAGATGCAGATGATACATATATAGCCCCTAAGTTATACCCGATAGATTGTCGTAGTTGCTTACGGGTTCTTCCCTGTACAGGCATAAGTTACCTCATACTTTAGACTTGTCCTTGGATTTCAATGACTCTATCTCAGCTGTAAGGGA